TGAAAAACGAACATAAAATTAAAAGTCCCGCTAATACCAAGAGGCATACCATCAGAGAAACTCCCCTGACCAAATGGGTATACCAGAAATACCGAGAAGGCAGCAGCAACTGGTGCTGAATAAGCGACACAAATCCATGGTCGCATTCCTAGTCGATAACTAAGTTCCCATTGTCGTCCCAAGTAAGCTGAGATACCAATGAGAAAGTGGAACACAATGAGTTGATATGGTCCTCCGTTATACAACCACTCATCGAGGGTTGCAGCTTCCCAGATTGGGTAGAAGTGAAGACCGATTGCGTTAGATGATGGGACGATAGCCCCTGAGATGATGTTGTTTCCATAGAGTAGAGAGCCAGCTACTGGTTCACGTATCCCGTCTATGTCTACAGGCGGTGCTGCGATGAAAGCGATAATGAAACAGGTTGCTGCAGTAAGTAAGCATGGAATCATAAGAACACCGAACCAACCAACGTATAGTCGGTTGTCGGTGCTTGTAACCCACTTACAGAACTGATTCCAATTATTCTGTTGAGGTAGGGTTAATGTTGCCATTTAAAAAATGCCAGGGATAAGTTGTCCAGTTGTTATATATGAGCCAAGTGCTGCAACGAATCCTATCATAGCAAGCTGTCCATTGACACGCTCTGCATTTTCAAAGTAAGGTTGATCCACTACTTCTACTTGTGGTTCAGTTGCAAATTTGTTTTGAGGCATGAGTAAGATAATAAAAGTTCGTGTGGCCGAGGACGATCTTTCGGGTCAGCCGCTAGAACTTAAGGTTTATATTCTTTACCTACACCTTTTTGTACACACTTACCATTTACTTTCTTGTGTCCTGGAGGACATGGTTTTAATTCTTCTCTTTTGTTTGTTTTAGACATAATTAAGCTACCGTTGCACTACCTGCTGGTGTACCATCTGCGGTATCACCAACTAATACATCACATTGAGTAATATCACTTACTCCTACACCTTTTACTCCTGGTATGAACCAACGATCTCCTGTAGCATTTATCTTATAGGTAACATGGAAATCGTTAGCTCTTGCGGATGGATTATAAATCATTGCCATAGTTTTTAAAATTGTAAGTTGTCAGATCTATCTAATTTAGCTATAATGTCTTGTCTATAAGCTGGATCATTTTCATATCTAGGATCACTCATAGCTTGTACTAATTCAGCTTGACTTCTAAATACATTGCCACTATTGTCTGCTGCTTTACCAGTATACATAGTACCTTCATATCCATTAGCTGCTTCGTACTGATTTTTTAATCCAGACACAGCTAGTTTTATAGCTTCGACACTACCAGTATTGACAATACTATCAAAGGCTTCTCTGGATTGCTGATCTAAATTATCTGTAGCCCAATTAACCATATTATTATATGCATTTTCACCACCAGCAAAGTTCTTTATTTGATTAACTTGAGCTTCAGTTATATCTCCATCAGATTCTATAGGTGGAGCATTTTTCTGCATCTGCATGTAAGCTTCAACTAAATCTCTGCTACTCATTTCAGAGAACTTCTCTATTGTTTCAGGTTTTAATTCTCCTGATTCTTCAAATTCTTCTGAGGCTGATGCAATGAGTTCAGTTGCTGGAGATACTTCTTCAGTTTCTTCCTCTTCTTTATCCTCTGTTTCTGAGTCAGAAGATTCGGTGTCCCCAGCTTTGTCGCTATCTTCAGTACCTTTCTCTCCAAGTTTCTTTTGAAGTTCAACATAAGCTTTTTCTAATTCTTCTGCGTCCTTATATTTACCTGCTAATAACTGTTCTTGTTGTTCAGCTAACTCTTCTCCTACCTTAAGAGATTCTTGTTCTTGTTCAGTTAAATTATCAGAGCTGGTTACATCATCAGTACCAGGATCATAAGTTAATGTGTCTGCCATAATTATTCAGGTGGTGTAATTGCTTGACTTAATGCATCAATTCTTTCTTGTGCTTGAGGATCTTTTGATGCATCCATTAGCGGTGTAGATGCTAACTGACCAGCTTGATCTGTTAAGGATTGATTAGCATACTCCATTTGTTTCTGCTGTAAATCAGCTTCAAGTTGTTCAGGAGTTTTAATTAGATTTAATACATCTATACCTTGTGCTGCTGCTAATCTCTTAATAGCTTCACTAGGATCTACAAATTTAATTAATGCTTCTGGTCCTAAAGTTTGAGTTATAGTCTGGATGAATGTAGTTAAAGCTTCTCTATCTTGTCCTCTACCTAAAGCATTAACACCAGCTACAATCTTAGGTCTTACTAAATCTTTAGGTAGCTTAGGTAATTGATTACTACGTTGTAATACTAGCAGTGTTCTATTCAGATAAGGTACAAGGAACTCAATAGTTAATAAACTAAAGAGACCACCGAGTTGTTCATTCAACTCTTGTTGTGTCATTCTGACTTCTTCTGCTGTAGTTCTTTCGCTATCCCTTACATTCATTACAAGGAAAGCTTCTAATATTCTTTTTTCTATTTGCTGTGCAAGTTGTGCAGCTGTAGCAAAGTCAGCTGTTTTACCTACTTGTACAACACCTACATCTTCTGGTCTACCTTGAATGATAGCACCGTTACCAGCTTTGGATAAGGTTTGTGGTTTAGTTGTAGCTGAAGGAGATACAAGGAAGACAACCTTAGATGCTACACTAGCACCCTCTACAAGAGCCTGTGATAGGCCATCAAGTGATCTTAGGTCTCCTATGAACTCTTCTACTCTACCACGTCCGTAGTCCTCTCCATCGACTGTATTAAAGCGAAGAACTAACCAAGGTGAGGCAGACTTCGGTGCTGTGCTACGGCTATTAGGAAGTACAGTACCTTCTGCTTCCTGATACCAAACCCAACGACCACTCTTCTCATCTAGTTTAACGCAAGTGTACACTTCTACGTCGTCTTCTTCTGAACCTGTTTGATACCCATCATCACCAGGTGCATTGGGTATTGGTACAGGCAGTTCAGTACCTAAAACCTTTCTACTAATTAATTCTTTTGTTACTATTTCTAGTAAGTTCCCATTACCATCTCTGTTAACAACATATCTTTGTAGTGGGAAATGTTTTAAACCATCTTTACCCATGAAGATAAGAGCATTACCTGATACAATCAGATGTTTTAATGCTTGGTGTACGACTACTCTATCACTTGATGCAGCGATATAGTCCATCACCATTCTCTCCATCTTAGAGAAAGATAAATCTAATTCACTTCTCATTGTTGGATCTAATTCCTCTCCTAACTTATCATCTCTGACTTGTAGTTTAAAGAAACTAGTTTGTGGAGGTAACATAGCTAACATTAACTTAGCCGCTAATGTAACTACTGACTTAGCTCCAACTGACTGCCAAGGTTGTACTAAACTTTTAGTATTTCCTCGCTGTCTAAGATCATGTTGTACTAAATATGGTAAGGTAAGTTGTGAACACTCGACAGCTGTATCTAAGAATTGTGATCTTGCTGTAGATAATTGTGAGTATCTTTCCTTAGCCTTCATTATACATTAAGTCCTCCAGAGTTTGTACCTGCTGTACCAGTATTTAATGGTATAGTTAGTGCAGCTGTACCGGTTCTTTTAGCTCCACCTGGCCCTGTTTTCTTTTTACTGGAACCAAATGCTACATCTGCTGCCTCATCAGGATCAAGTAAATCTTTTTCCTTTGGTATAGGTTGTGATTTAGCCATCTCGTTAGCTATTCTAGGTTGAATAGGACTAGGAGTTGGTAAAAAAGTTGGGCTCGATCTTCTTCCTAAGCACATTAGTCTTCTTCTAGTAATTGTTTAATATATTGTACCACGCTTTGTTGACCAGCACGATACATGATGGATGGAAGTTCTTCTTTAGGATGAACTGGTTGCCAAGCGAACTTCTGTTCAAGATCGGTAACCAGTCCTTCTAGCTTTTCGGAATAAACCTTAAGCGTACTGGGGTAGATTTGTGTTGTCATGTTCAAAAAATGCTGGCATTCTTGCTGCCTTAGTGTCAGAAAACTCTGGAGCCTTGCCTTCATACATTAAGCGATCTGAGGCATCGGTCCAAAATTTTTTGTCCAAATATTTATCGACAGTATTTATACCTAGTGGTTCTAAAATCCAATGAATAGTTGCCTTCCTAAGACGGTCCAAGCTAGGAGAAGCAGAAAGCCCCAACTCTGCACATACAAGTGAATTAGATCCGACATGGATCTGTTCGTCTCTTGAGATATCTGCCGATACTGTCCTAAGAGCAGCGTCCCCATTAAACCTAAAGAAAGGTAATAAAACAAAGAATATAGCTCGCTCTGCGACAAGTGCTTTAGTAATGGTATGGTCAGGGTGTGCAATCCAAGCATCTCTTAACTTTAATGCCTCCTGTTCTGATTGTGAATCTTCTTTAATACCGTGAGCATCAACTATATAGCCCAAGGCAAGATCATGTTTAATCTCGTCTTGTACGTTTGATTCAAGGAGCTGCCTAGCAAGTGGTGGTACTTCTTTTTCAAGTCCTTCACGAATAAATTCTCCAACTGGCAGCTCCATATGACGTATTGCGAGAGCACGTTTGATGGTTTCTTCTGCACCTTTCTTAATTTCTCCTTTGGTGGGTTTAACTGGTGTCCAGGTTCTTTTTCTTTCTAATAATTTTTGATAAGGATGTTTTCTCATTATTCTTGACAATCACAGGTTATTGGTTCGGGGTTTAAAATATCCTGCAAGTAATCATCGACTTCGGCTTTATCTAATGCTGCATACGCATCGCTCTTATCCTGTACGTCGCCCATTACCTGAAGGCTGTAGTAAAGGGAGGTCTGAGGTGAATTTAACCACTCTTCCACGAACTCATTGTCGTATTCTACAACATCACTCCAAGAGTTAAAGCTATAGCCGTGAAGAAGTCCCGTATTGTCGAACATTATCATTAGTTGGTCTGCTACACGCTTATATGCGTCCCATCCTACTTCAGAGGCGATCTCGACTTCGCCATACTCATATCTCTGTACACCAAAGGTTCCAGAGTCTCTATCTACACTCCTAGCTATAGGAGGTGCTATCTCAGGAGTAGCTGTAAAGCCATCCAGATCTTCACTTCTATATGAACAAGAAGCGGTAGGAGCTATAGCAAAAGCTCTCTCCATAAAGTTATTCTTAGCTATAAAAGCAGCACCTTCTATAGCTTCTCTTAAATTCCAAACAACTTCATGAGCTGTTTCATTAAGGACAGCTTTCTTATTATTTACTTGCTCTAAAGCTATACCAAACTGCTCATATGTTAATCCGTTTCGTCTAAGAAAGTTGGATAATCCAAGCACTCCGAGCCCAACTTGCCTGTCCGTCTCCGAGGGTAAGTATTCTCCAGACCCTCCAACACCTGTTCGGCCATGGAGATCGCACAACTCGGACATACCTTGAGCGAAAGCCTTTTTGAGATCCCGTGGATTACAGGCTGCGAGATTGACATGCTGGAGCAAGCAAGTTCCACGTGAGGGCAAGTAAACTTCAAGACACACGTTTCCGTATATCCTTTGTCCTGCTGTGTTGTATTTGATTTTGTTGAGCCAGATGTCTCCTGATCTGATTCCATAAATTAATGCCTCTTTGGTGGTATTGTCTAATTCATTCCACAGAGCTGGGCTAATATCTACACATCGTTTAACCCAAGGTAACTCTGATCTAGGTGTAGTAATAAAATCTACTATGTCTGCATGGTCTGCGTCTAAATGAATTACCACAGCACCATTTTTATACACTCCGCCT